TATTATTAGGAATATGGTGTTTAATACAAGTATTTCATATTGGTATTTCATATATAGATAATTATATATGGCCTAAATTTCACGCCTATGTTAGACAATTTTTCTTTGATTTAATTGTAGACCGTTATAATCAAAATTATAAAGAATTACAAATAGGAGATATTCTTACAAAATTAATAAAATTACCTTGGATTTTAGATGATGTATCTAATCAAATACAAAGTTTCGTATTAACCAATAGTATTCTTATTGTCTCTAATTTCGTATATCTTTATCAAAACCATTTTTCATTAGGCTTTATTTATTTAGGATGTGTAGCAGTTGTATTTTTAATGTCTCGTCTTTATTTTAATAGTTGTAATCATAATATTAAGAGTGTAGAAGAAAAATACGATAACTGTCACGAAGAAATAGATGATGCTTTACAAAATTTATTATCTATTTATACCAGTAAAAAAATACCTGATGAAAAGAAACGCCTTTATGATATTAATGAAGATACTAAAAATGAACAGAAAAATTCGGGTTTATGTAATCGTAAATTTAAAATATACTTTTCAATAGTAAATATATTTTTATTCTTATCTCTTAATTATGTAGCCTATAGTTTATTTTTAAATGGTAAGATAAAAGTAAATAATCTGGTTAGTGTATTTATTATTAACTATACTATTCTAGGTTCTCTTATAACTCTTTATTCATCAGCCAAAGATTTTATGAATACTAAAACACATATTGAATTAATAGATAGTTTTATAAACGAATTACCTAAATCAAATACTATAAATAAAACTAAAACAATACCACACCCAGAACAAGGTTTAGATATTAGATTTAAAGATATTGATTACACACACGATAATGCTAAAGAACAATTATTTAATAAATTAAATCTTAGAATTAAAAAATTCGAAAAAATAGCAATATTAGGAGGTATTGGTAGTGGTAAATCTTCCTGTATGAAATTATTAGTATCCTTACAAACATTTCAAGGTGGTAATATTTACATTAATGAAGTTCCAATCACTGAAATTGATGTTGATAATTTAAGACAAACTATTATTTATATTCCTCAACATCCTAAATTATTTAATAGAACATTAAGAGAAAATTTAACTTATGGCTTACCACCAGAAATAACAGCAGAACATATATTAAAATTTATGAAAGAAAATGGATTTATAGAATTAGAAGACATATTTAGAAAACGTATGGATGAAAAAGTTGGCAAAGGAGGGCAAAATTTTAGTGGAGGGCAAAAAGGAACAATATGGTTTTTAAGAGCAGCAATGCAAAATGCCAATCTAATTATTGCCGATGAACCTACTAGTGCACTTGATCCACAAAGTAAAGCACAAATAAAGAAAATGATTGATATTATAGCAAAAAAGAAAGCAGTTATTGTCATTACACACGATAATGATATGACAAAAGGTATGGATAGAGTAATTACTTTTGATAAAGGTAAAATTATAAGTGATGTTAAACCAAATGGAAAAAAATAGAAAAAAAATTGTTTTAATGAAAAAATTGATTTTTTATTTTAAATTTGTAAATAGTATCAACGAGAACCTCACCGCACCACCCAAATATGAATAGAGAAAAGGACACTACATTTAACGACAGAAAGACACAGCGAATAGATACTCAGAGGTATTTAGCACTCGCAAAAAAAGAAGCCGCAGACAAAAAAGCCCGTTTGGAAATAGACGAAGCCACTTTGAAAAAAGAAACTATTCACTGTAAAATAGTGGGATTGTCTGAAAGATACAATACACTGAGTGATGTTACTAAATTATTGAGTGGAGGATACGCATCCACTGAGGTCAATTCAGACCAGACAAAAAATCTGAGACAAGCTGTTAGACCTAACAACCCAAGATTTACAAAATGGGATCAATTTCTCAGATCATTTGTAAATGACGTATCCAAAATCTGTGTTTTGACCAAGTTTCTCGAAATCTTTATCACACAAAATTCTCATGATAAACAAATGGTTCGAGCTAACCTTCAAACTATCAAACACAAACTCGAGGCTGACATCATCAAATTAACTGTGGACACTGTGATGATAAACACTCCGATATTAAAAAAATACCTTATGTGTTGGTATGTCTTGAATGAATACGTGAATTGGATGTCTGAAGACTCCGATGCGAAATCATGAGCGTGTCTCTGTGCCGGGCTCGGCTTGCATTGGATGCGATGGAGAGCCCCCACTTTGTGAGTCCGTCTCGCAATAAAAAAAAACTTCACTATATTGTGAATGTTTTTTTTATTTTTATAATTTTATTCATTAAATAATAATTTATCAACAGTTGTTCTAACACAAAATAAACGATGTAAAAGAATACCTAGAATAAATAATGATACTAATACAATAGTTAATTCAATATAAATATGAAACCATTGTAATAATATAGTTTGTATTAAAATACCACCTAAAATAGTTAATATTACATCAACAATAGCAATATTAAAAATACGAATACTATGAGCACCTGTTCCAATTTCTCCAAAAATATTTTTATATTTACATAAATTCATTTTTTTTTATTATATTAATTATATATTTTATTTTTATTATTTAGTTTCATTATTTAAATGTTATTTATTTTCATCATTTTATTTATTCAGTAGTTAATGATATTTGTGGATAGTAATTATAAAGTGGTTTATTAGTAGTTTCTCCAGAATAAACGGGAGAATTTGTAGTAGTTATTTTCATACCATATTGTTTATTAGTAGCAGTTGTATTACTATTATTATTACTATTAGTATTAACATTGTTAGTATTAACATTATTATTATTTAATTCATTGGAAACAATACAATTATTTTCTAATGGAACCCAGGGTTTATTACTATTGTGAAAATTTTGTAGTTGAATTAATGCTCCAATATTAGCAAAATTTTGGTTTAAATAGTTGGTATTATTTAGAGAATTAATTTGGCTATTATTATTGTTGTATAAAATAGATATTAAAATAAATGACGCAATACATCCTATTAATATAGGTAAAATCCAATCTTTAAAAACCATTTTTATGTATTTCAATTGAGTTTATTATAAAAAATTAATTATAAATTTATAATACTAGTTAATACTATTATTAAGTTAGTTAATTATTAATATATAATTATATTTTATTCTGGATAAACAAAAAATAATAATTATAAATAGATTTATTAAAATAATAAAATAATAATTATAAAAAATAAAAATAATTATAATAAAACAAGAATTATAAAAAAATAATAATAATAATTATAAAAAAATTGATTTTAAATAATTAAAATAATTTAAATTATAATTTATTTATGAGTTTAAAATGTCTTTTCATAATGAAGAAGAAGATGAAGAATTACGTAGAGCAATTCAAGCATCTATTGAAGAAATAAGTAATCATAGGTCAGCATCATCAGGGTCATCATCATTATCAACTAACAATGACATAACTAGTGAAGATACTAACGAAGATACTAACGAAGATACTGATAATCTTGATTTTGAACGTGATATTGAAACTATTACTGACGATGAAGAAGATGAAACAGAAGATGAAACTAATGAAACAGAAGATGAATTAGAACATAATCAACTGTTAAATCCTGAACCTATGAATAATGATGATGACTTAACAATAGCAATACAAGCATCTTTAGTCGATTATCATAAATCAGAAGAAGCAATTTTAAGTGAAATACAAGAAAAATCTTTACAAACAATTGAAGATGATAAAAAACGTAAATTACAAAGAGAACAAGATTTAAAAAAAGAAGATGATGAAATAATGAAAAAAATATTACAAGACTCTTATGAATCTAATATTGCTCTTCAAACTCAATCAAATACTATTATAAATAATGAGTTTGATATTGATGAAGAACAGTATATGAATATGATTTTACAGCAAATTAAAGAAGAAGAAGCCCGTGCGAAACGTATAAAAGAACTTAATACACAAACACAAGAATTACAACAATCACGAGCATATACAAGAACAGTTATTGAAGAACAAGATTTAGAATATGAGGAATCACTAAGGCTTGATATTGCTAAAGAACAAGAAAAAAAAGGTGAAAGTAAAAGTGAAAATAAGCCTGTTGAAAATAAGCCTGTTGAAAAACCTCTTACAAAAGAGGAAATACGTCAAGCACGATTAGCATTTTATAAACAAAACTAATTTATAAATATTATAAAAAATATAATTTTTTAAAATTTAAACTATAAATTATTTTTTTATAATTTATTTATTGTCATCACCAATTAATGGTTTAACATAAACATCAACTAATTTTTGACCTATTTCTTGACTTACTGTATTATAATCTTTACCTGTATTCACTTCTTCTAATTTATTCATCATATATTTAAATTGTTCCATATTAAGGTCTCCTTTAATACATTGTTCAAATAAAGTAGATGATTTTGTGCTCAAATACTCATATTTTTGTGTCATTTTCTCTGTAAATGTTTCAACGCTCATTTCACGATATTCTGGGCGTTGTAATTGCCATTGATATCTTTCATTACAAATATCTGATACTTCTTGACGTAATTTAATAGTATCAATTGCTTCCATTTTAATTATTTACTTTTAAAAATTATTAGTAATTTATCTATAAAATATAAATTATTATTTATAATTATAATAATTTTTCTTTTTATACTTAAAAAAATATAATTAAATTATTTAAAATATTTTTAAATAAATTGATTAAATAAACTATATAATGTTTGTTTTAAGTCTAATGGGATCATTTTAAAATCCATCATAATACAATTATGTTTAAATTTATTTATATCTATTAATTTATTTATATTATCACCACTAAAACTACCAAAATCACTATTATTATCACTACCATTAATAGTATTATTTCTAATACTAATGAGTAAATCATAAAAAACTTTCAATAATTCTTTATTATTAAAAATTTTAGAGATACAACTTTTACCAACATTTTTAAAATTATAATTAGGTATTCCAGAACAAATATAACCCATATTAACAACACAACATTTAATATTATCACTTTTATCACCTAATAATATTTTAGATAATAAATAATTATCACCTATAGTATTACTATTACCATTATTATTACCATTACTATTATCATTACCATTTTGCGATACAGAAATAATTTTACCAACACCATTGATTAGTTTAACTTTATTATTACATATTTGTAAATAATCATTATCATTTGCTAGTATATATATTATAGGTTTAGTTTCTCTTTTTAAAGTTTGAATATATAAAGTTAAATGTCCTATTATATCATCGGCTTCACATTGAGAACAAGAAATAATTTTTAGAGGAGCACCACTATTGTCTTTTAATGTAGGTAAAAAAGTAGTTTTCATATAATTAAATATATTAAATGAATTAAATCTATTTTTTTTATGTGATTCTAGACGTGTTCCTTTATAATCTTGTATTAATTCTTGAACTTGTTCTTGTTGCTTATGAGTTTCATTCTTATTGTCATTATCATTTTTATTGATTATTGTTTTATTATTAGTATCAATTTCTTTATTTAAGTTAGTAATATACGTCTTTCTCCAGATTTCATTATGAGGACAATCTATACAAAAAACGACATTTTCTAGTTTAGTATTAAATTTTTTACATATTTTTTTAATATTTTCTATAAAAAGTTTTTTATATTTAGTCATAAATACTTCATCTTCAAACCAATTATAATCGGCATTAAAACTATTTTTATCATTATTATAATTATTATATTTTTCAGGATAAGCACGATAATACCAATTTCTTAAAGAAAAAAAACGATAATATAACCAATAACTTGTATCTATAAGAAGAATTGGTAAATCTAAATTTAATTTAGACATAATTTATATTTAATTTATATTTAATTTATATATAAATTATAAATTTATATATACTATTAATTGATATACACTATTAATTGATATTAAAAAAAAGGTTAAAACGCTAAAACTATAATAATTATGTTTTATATTTATATTATTATAGGGTTTACTCTTTTATAGGGGTTTATCTTCTATAATAATAGATATAGCCATTTTCTAAATGGTCATTATATTTTTTATCTTTATGTATTATTTCTTCGTCATCAATAAGTTTTGAAGGGTTTCCATCTTCATCAAAAACTAAATAGTTATAATGACCTCCAGTTAATCTACCATAATGTATAATACATCCTTGTAATTTAAATTTTATACTATCTATTTCAATTTCTTTATTGGGAGTAATACTATTAGATAATTTATTTGCTCTGAAACCTTTATTAAATCTTTTGAGTTGTATTAATAAATTATTTTTAATATTATTTAATTTTATGTTTTTAGTTCCAGGACCTTTATTTGTATATTTTGGTTTAGTATTATCTGAAGTTTTTTCCGTATTGAGTTCTTGAATGTCGTGTTCGTTCATTAGGCAATCCGTTAAAAAATTGTCCTTATCATTCATTTCTTCTATTTTAAGATGATTATTTATTAATTCTTGTATAGTATTTAAATTGGTTTTTATTTCTAATTGTAAAAATGGCGTGGGTTCAGTTCGAGGTTTTTTTACTACATCAGTATCATTAATAGGATAATTACAAGATGCTGTTTCTATTTTATCAAACACCATATATTTCTTTAAATCTATAAAATTACATATATTATTCTCATTCTTACTATTACATAAATAATTTAATAATCTAGTTAAATAGTCGTGTGCGTCTTCTTGTTTAGGATCAAAAGTGTCTCCATCTGTTTGTAGAGATGTTAAACTTAATTTTTTTAATTGTTCTATTATGTTGTCTGTATCATTTTTTCCATAATAATTATCATCTTCAGATGTTTTACTATAAAAAGTATTAAACATTGCGGCTAAAATAATTATTATTTTATAACGATAATCAGTATAACTTTGATATAACTGTGGTTGATGTAAATTTACAATATCTTTTCTAATTTCTGGTATAGACCATAATAATTGTAGTGATGCGTTCATATAACACGTATTACCTACATTTGTAATACCTGTATAAAATAATTTTGTAGGTTCATTATACGTATTTAAAAACGTGGGTGTAATCAAACTACTCCCAGGACTACTCCCAGAACTACTCCCAGGACTACTCCCAGAACTACTCCCAGAACTAATCCCAGGACTACTCCCAGGACTACTACTATTTCTTAATAATTTACAAATACTACCTCCTCTACTATTTCTTATACTACCTCCTCTATGTTTTTTTTGTTTTCTTTTCTTTAATGTTTTGTATTTTTTATTACTTT